TTACCACCACTATGTGATAACTGTATCTCATCAAAAACTCTTATTTTAGGCTTATCTGCATAAATCTGAAATAAGACACAACTGATAGGATCTACGTTGAAATCCATTGCTATTCTAATAGGTAGGGAACTATTATAGGAAACTTGCTTTACATTCTTGTCTCTATCAAAAGCATAATAACAAGTTCCGTATTGCAAATTTACAAAATTACCATTAATATAACTACTAATTAATTTGTCATCATAGTTTTGATATAGTGAATCTATAAAGTCTTGTGGTAAGAACGTATTGTCTGTTGTTTTGCCCTGTATCAAATCATAGCCTGATTTAGGTTTATCTTTCCATAAATCATACACAAAATTAAATCCTTCAGGTGTAGTAGTTATCCATGCACTCAAATGATTACCATCTCTAAGCCTAGATAAGCCCATTTTCCAAGCCTTATCATCTTTTAGTAGTGCTGCTTCATCTAATCCTACTCCTGCTAAATTTAGCCCTGCCCATCTACGATAGTTTTCTGCTGATCTAAGTATAATATTAGAATATCCTTTTTTCCATATAATAGTATATTTCATTTCACTTGCTCTATACTTATATTGGAATCCTAGTTGTTCTAGTGTTTCTTCTAGTGTAGGTTGCAGTACATCTCTAATCATAGGAAATGTAGGTTCTGCAAGTAGTATTGTTTTTGTTGGGTTTCTTCCTGCTTCTAGGATTGCTTTAAGTACAAATGCTACTGTCTTACCACTACCATATCCTGCTACAAGTGCAGGGTATTTAGATTTAGATCTTATAAAGTTATTCTGATGTTGGAATACTTTAAAGGACTTCAAGATCAAAGCCTTCTACAAGTTCATCTTCTATCACCATTGGGTTTTCTGATTGTCCTAGCATTTGCTTACCAAGCCATATAAGCATAGTAACATTTCCTTTTTCTGCTACTTTCCATTGTAGTTGTCTAAGCCTAGTTTTGCCTGATGCTCTACCTTTTATAAGATATTCGTCATAATTACGTCTGATTGTGCTTTCACTACAACCATAGAATTGTGCTATTTCTGTATTTGTACAACCGAACTCGGCTAACTCTTGTACCTTGTTAGGTGGTATGTCATGTTTTTTTGGTCGAGCCATTTATATCTTTCATTAAAAATTTACTAAGCCAATACAATGCTATTTCATAAGGATTGATTTGGTGCTTTATACTATACATTTTACCACCTAAATTATGATATTCAGTATGACATGCTCTACATACAGGTATTGCAGTAAAATGCTCTCTAAGGTTTTTCTTCCTATCTCTACCCATTCCTATCTGATCAATATGGTGTGGTTCTGTAGGAGTATGCTTATAACACAGACTACAATATTCTTGTTCCCTTAAATACTGTAGATATTTATGTGTTCTTTCCATTAATTTCTTCTTATAAGTGTTTTGTTTCTTTGTGATTCTTCGCAATCTTTGTTTAATACTTGTTGTATGTTCATTTCTAGCCATTTTGGAGAATCATCATATATGTAATTTTCTTCTATAAGTGCATCTATTAGTTGTTTACAACCACCTACTAGATTGTCATAGTCTAATAACCTTTTTCTAACACTAACTATACTAAGATTTAATTTTTTAGGATCTTTGACTTGTTCTATATCGTTAAGTCTCATTTGGTTTCGGATCAGGAGTGCATATTCCTTCTTTAGCATTGACTTTTTAGCCCAATGCAACCTGTCTAATACATTTCTAGATTTTATTGTAATTGGTAAAATCATTAAGTGTCCTTATTCGTAGTTTAGTGTATGTTATACCACAAATACAACATTGTTTATATAATAATACTTATTTAAGTTAGAATTATGAAAAAACCCACCAATGAAGAATTAATAGAAATCATTGCTAGAAATATGCTAGATATACTCAAACGTCTTGAAAATATTGAGCAATCTAGTGAGAGTAATGAAAAGATATTAATGTTTTTAGAAGATTTATTTAATCCACCTAGAGATCTAATTACTTCTGAGGAAGAAGTAGTAGCATTTTCAAAAGAACTTTACAAACAGATATGTGAGTATTGTGGTGAAGATGGTTTACAGTTTATGGCTATAGCATAAAAAAAGGGTAACATTTCTGCTACCCTCTTTTACCTACTCACTCCTCCAAAAAGTATTCTTAACTATCAGTTTCTAATGAACTTAAATTATAATCAATCTCGTCTATTTTTTCTTTTGGTATGTAATCTTTAGTTTTTATCGCAATACCATTATCAAATCTAATTTTAGAAACTTTATTATTATATGGATTGTAATCAATTTCTTTAATTCCTAAATATATAAATCTTTCATTCCATTTAACATGAAAACCTTGTAATTCAAATTTAATTTTAGTTCCCACTTTAAGTTCTTCTTTTTTTATATTTTGTGCTAATTTCATATTTTATCCCCTCGTGTTATGGGAGGGTTCTTACACCCTCCCTTGTTGTTTTATTATTTAATGTTTACTCTTTCCCAAATTCCATTCCATTTAATGTAATCTATACCTTTACGATTCAAATGAGCAGTTCCATCTTTTTTAGTTTCTACTATCCAAACATGTTCTACACCATCTTTATTATTTCTTGATGTTCCTGTGCATATATGCTTTGTACCTGTTCCATTAATAATATAATCTCCCTTTTCAATAGCATCACACCATTCATTTAAATAGTGTCCATCTTTTTGTCCTGCTTTTTGATTGTTATATATTTTCATATTTATTCCTTTTTGTTTGTTATTTAACCTATACAAAGGTACTAAACTTTAATAATATGAAACAAGTATAATCGTAAAATAAATTATTTTTTTTTGGTTTTTAGAGGAGAGTAGTAATATAATATAATCTTATAATTAGTTATTCTTTAAGATTTTGCAACTTTTCTTCTAATATTTCAGGATCATCATAACCATTCAATTTTTCTACCATATCTACCATATTTGAATAACACCATACACAAAATGCTACAGGCAATATACCAAAATTACCTACAATATCACCATTATCTACATCTATACAAGATTCACATATATTACAATGTTTATATATGTCTTTCATTTTCTTCCCATTTTAGATACAATTTTTCGGCTATAATCTTATGTTGTTGTATGTTTTCTTCATGTTCTGTGGCTTTTTGTTGATCTATGAACCTTTTACCATCAGATGTTATCCATATCTTTGCTAATTCATGTGTTATCATTATAATTCCTTAAAATATACTTTTGTGTAAGTTGATTCTTTTATTTCCCAATTATCTACAGATCTACTATTTACTATGTAGTGTGTAGCAGTATAATCTAGTCTAGGATAAACAAACCAATACCAATTAGGCTTTTTATCAGGATTGTTATGTGCTTTATGGTTGATCATAAATATATTGTCTTTTTTCATACCTTTTACATCAAAAGTAGTTATATCTATTTTAATATCAGGTTCAGGTAATGGTTTTATCCAAACTATTGGTGCTGCTTTATATTTAGTGTTACGTTCATCTAAATAATGTCTTGCAATAAGTTCTGCTAATATACCACGTTTTGAGATTTCATGTTCTCTATCACCTCTATATGTTTCTGTATCTGCAGTATAATAGTTTTTAGATAGTTCAGATCTAAGCAATGCTAGTTCATCTGCTAGTTTATGAAACATTGCAGGATAAGCATAAGTACCTTTATTGACTATATCCACCAAGCATTTCCTTTTCTTTTTTTGTTTCTTTTAGTACGTTGTTTGAAATAAGTAGACATACAGGGTTTGCAATAAGCATTAGCCCTGTATGCACTTATTGTGAACTCAGTATAAGGCAATTTAACCTTACATTTAGGACACTTCTTAGATTCCATATTTGCTACCAAACAATGCTCTTATTTTAAACTTATACCTTGATGTTATTGTAGATTTACCACTTAACATTCCATAGGCAAGTGTATGGCTGCAACCTAATTTCTTAGATAACCATACTGCATTACGTTCTTCCTCCTGCATTATAATATTTAGTTTATCTCTAAATGTTATGTCTTTTGGTGCTATCGTTGTCATATTTCCTCCTAAAATGGTATGTCTGAAGAATCTTTGGTGTTAATTTCAGTATGGTCTTGAATCGGAGTATCTGAACCATTATAATGATTGATTGCTAATTGATTAAGTTTTTCTCGTATTTCTTTAACACAATAAACAGTATCATTATATTCACCATCTTTGTTTTTTTCTGAAGGCATAGATACAAACAATCCATTTATACCCTCTATTATTTTAAAACCCTTTATGGTAAATCCATCACCTGTGAGTAAATCAAAAAAGGCTCTAATTTTACCAAAGTCTTGCTTGTGCATTCTTGCTATTTTCACGTTTTTCTCCTTATTTTATCTATGTTGTAATGTGTATAATCTTTTTTCTAATAACAATATAAGTTTCTCATCAATTACTGTATTAAATTCTGTAGTTTTACCTATATTTTCTTTTGCTGTTTCAATCATTTCTTCATAAAACACTCTTATAGATTTATTACCTACAGGCATAGTATTACCTCTACTGTTTAAACTTATTTTTTGCATTATTTTCTCCTTTTTATATATATTTTTCTAATCTAGTTTTTCTATGTGAATGTCTTAATTGCCTTATGCCCTTTTCTTTAATTTGCCTTATTCTCTCTCTTTTTACTTTATATTTAAGTGCAATTTCTTCTAGGCTATAGTTTCTTTCATAATCTCCCATACCAAAAAACATTTCTAAAACATCTTTTGTTCTAACTTGTACAGTAGATAATGATTTTTGTATATCTGTTTGCAAAGATTCTCTATCTGTAGTTTGTTCTATGTTTTGATCTGTTTCTATTTGCAATACTTCTTTAGATGTTAAAGAAACCAATTTATTTACAGGAATATCTGTAGTTATTGTTTTAATAACACCTTCTTTTTCTAATAATTTATCATATTGTAAGAACAAAGTCCATTCATCTGAATCTAATAATTCTATCATTTTCTGTCTTTGATTTACATTTTTTATGACTTTTTTAAGATTAGCATATTCAATTAGAATGTTATAAGATAATCCTGATATTCTTGAAAATTCTGCTATTGATTTATAACCACTGTTTTTAAGTGCATTTATAAATGCTGCATTTTTAAATTTTAATTCTGCCCTAATCATACTTTTCTACCTTTAAATACACGTAATATTTCAGGAAGTAAAGGGTGTGCATCAGGATCTACAGGTTTATGTGTAACCTGTTGTGCTAATTTATCAAATTTACCTTGAGTTTCCACTTGTGTTTGTTTATTAATTTTTGTAGGTACAAATGTTCCAAGTTTAGCCATAGCATTTGAAGATTCATCAATCCAAATACATTTACCACACTCCCAAGACTTTTTTGTACATGTTTTTTTATGCTCTATTGCTTCATTTGTTTTACAAAACCAATTCATATTATCTCCTTGTTTAAAATAATAATATTATAAAATACCATAAAAGTGCAGTCATCAACATCATACCACCATAAACCATAATATTAAACCACCTCATTTTGTTCCTCCAAATACTGATCATAATATTTTTGGTAACCATTAGGTCGTTCAACTACTGCTATAATTTCACTTGCTTCCCAATTACGTTCTTCAACTAACCATCTTAAAAAGAATATAAATCTTTCAGAATCTATTATGTCCATTATACCCATGTTTTTCTCCAATCTGTATATCTTTGTTTAAGATCTATGTAAAGTTCTGCAAGTAATATATAAACTATCAATATCATTGCTAATATAATAATAGTATTCATTACACCTCCTTTTTAGGAATTTGAAAATGTCCGAAAGCCTTTATGAACTCATACATAATCTCATCTTTGTCCATTTTGTCCATAATGTATTCTTGTGTATCAGGTGCTTCATTTTTACAAAGCATCAATCTCATCTTATGAAAATCAGGTTGTCTCATAATTCTCCTTTTTTATAAATGAAAATATATGTTCAATTATTGGTAGTGTCCAACCATCTCCAAGTAAACTTCCTGCTTCTCTATATGATAATATATCACACCAATCATCAGG